AGTCTATGGCCTTACCTACTTATTTAGAATTAGTCAACGATGTGTTGGTTCGTTTGCGTGAACCACAGGTTGCTACTGTTTCCGCAACATCTTTTTCTAGTCTCATTGGCAAATTCATAAATGATGCCAAGCGTCAAGTTTCTGATGCTTATGACTGGGATGCTTTCAATAATGCAATTAATGTAACCACAGTAAGTGGCCAAGCTGCTGGATATAGCATTACTGGTGCAGGAGTGCGTTTCAAGACAATGGATGTGATCAACACAACCAGTTATTACCAGATGGAGCCATTGTCCCATGCAGACCATGATTCCTTTTATTACACAACACCAACGCCACAACAAAATCTGCCGACTTATTACACCTTCCAAGGGGTAGACACCAATGGCGATATTAAGGTCAAGTTTTGGCCTGTTCCCAATGCGGTATACAACATTCGATTCAGTTTGATTGTTCCAGAGGCAGATTTCTCAACAGACTCATCTACAACTCTTTTGGCGAAAGAACCTATTGTTTTGGGTGCGTATGCCAGGGCATTGATCGAGCGTGGCGAGGATGGTGGCATGAGCAGTTCTGAGGCTTATGCAATGTACAGATCATGCATGTCTGACCTGATAGCGTTGGAGTTGGCTAGATCGCCAGAGAATGATTCTTTTGAGGCGGTTTAATGGCACAGGCACTCCAAACCTTTAGTGTTCAAGCACCAGGCTTTTATGGCCTAAACACTCAAGACTCGCCTTTAACCTTAGAGGCGGGTTTTGCCTCGATTGCTACCAACTGCATCATTGACCAATATGGACGCATTGGCTCTAGAAAAGGATACTCACGGGTAAATTCCTCTTCTGGAAACTTAGGCGCAAATGATGTAAAAGTAATCCATGAGTTGGTTCAGCTTGATGGCACATTGACTGTGCTATTTGCTGGAAACAATAAGTTATTCAAATTGGATGGATCAAACGCCGTAGTTGAATTGACCTATGGTGGGGGTGGTACTGCGCCAACCATTACGGCCAGCAACTGGCAATGTGCATCTTTGAATGGAATAACTTATTTTTTTCAATCTGGTTATGATCCATTGATCTATGACCCTGCGGTAAGTACAACCACTTATAGACGGGTTTCTGAGAAAACTGGTTATACAGGCACAGTTCCAAAGGGAAACATTGCCATATCGGCATTTGGCCGTTTGTGGGTAGCTGATACCACCACAGATAATGCAACCATCACATTCTCTGATCTATTGGCGGGACACAATTGGACAGGTGGCACATCTGGATCATTGAATGTCGCCCAAGTCTGGCCAAACGGATCAGATCAGATCATGGGATTGGGCGCACACAATGGCTTTCTCATCATATTTGGCAAGCGTCAAATATTGGTGTATTCGAGTCCAACAACTCCATCATCATTGGCTTTGAGTGACTCTATTGGCAACATTGGTTGTATATCAAGAGATTCGATTGTTACCACTGCGGCAGACATAGTTTTCTTATCAAACTCTGGTGTTCGCAGTTTGATGCGTACCATCCAAGAGAAGTCAGCACCTTTGCGTGATTTGTCCAAAAATGTGCGTAATGATTTGATGAACTATGTTGCATCAGAAACTGCATCCAACATTAAGGCGGTTTATTCTGAGATCAATGCCTTCTATCTGTTAACCCTTCCAACTGCCAAGCAAGTTTATGTATTTGATACAAAGGCTGTATTGCAAGATGGGGCTTCTAGAGTTACTGTCTGGGATAGCATCGAGCCAACTGCTTTGTTGTCTTGCAGGAATGGTGATTTGCTAATTGGAAAAAATGGCTACATTGGAAAATATGGCACTTATTTAGATCATGCATCTACTTATCGTTTCCAGTATTACACCAACTATGCTGACCTGGGCGATCCAAATGTCACCTCTATCCTTAAAAAGATTGCAGTTGTTGTGATTGGTGGAACAAACCAAGGTTTTGTGATCAAGTGGGGATATGACTTTACTGGTCAGTATTACTCCAGCACAGTCAACATTGGAACTAGCACCATTGCTGAATATGGAATTGCTGAATATGGAGACAATGCAACGACAATTGCTTACTATTCAAATGGAATTCAATTAACAACTTTGATTGGACAAGCATCAGGTTTTGGAAAAGTTGTGCAAACTGGCTATGAGATTCAAATCAATGGTTCATCCATAAGCATCCAAAAGATTGAAATTCAAGCTAAACACGGAAAATTGGTTTAAGGAAATAACATGGCAAATTACACAAAAACCACCAACTTTGCAGCCAAAGATTCTCTTACCTCTGGTAATGCGTCTAAGGTTGTCAAAGGCTCTGAGATTGATACAGAGTTCACCAATATTCAAACTGCCATTGCATCTAAAGTTGATGGAACATTGACAAACTTTTCTTTTAGTGAAGCATCCAATGTTTTGTACATCTACAACTTATCAACTCCTGTTGCAAAGATTGATTCTTCTGGAAACCTGACTGTGATTGGCAACATCATTGCGAATGGATCAATGTAATGAAAGCATCAGACATCATCAAAGCAGATGCGGTCAAGAGGCAAGTTGACCCAAACAAAGCCTTGCAGACCATTGGTGGTTTGGTTAAAACCAAGTCTGCGGTTTTGATGCAGGAAAACAATTCTGTATTGCTGGTTAGAAAAATTGGCGATTCATCAGCAGAGATTCATTTGTTTACCCAAGATAACCCTACAACCTTGGCAAAATCAGTTATTGGTTTTGTGCGAAAAGGTAGAGGTCTAGGAATTAAAACTGTTTATGGCATGGCAGACAATCCACAAATTGTGGAATTGATGAAACGCATTGGAATAAATGTCCAGGCATCTGACATTCCAAAGTACAACTGGAAGGCAAATATATGAGAAATAGTTTTGCCCTATTAGGTATCCCAGACCTACCAATTAGGGGATTTCGCCATTTTGGTGATAGGAAGATTCAACCTCAAGGTGGTGTTTCTAGCGTTGTAGATACTGTTTCCGATACTGTCAGCAATGCGGTCAGTAGCGTTTCAGATGCCTTGGCGACTGTTGATGACACAGTAAATAGTGCTGTGCCAGGCGGTTGGGCAACTGTTGTATCTATTGCAGTTCCAGCAGCCGCACCTTATGTGCAGGCAGCCAATGTTCTTGATAAGGGTGGCACTCTTGAAGATGTGGCCAAGAACTATGTTATTGGCCAAGTTGGTGGTGAAGTAGGAGGCCAAGTCGCTGGTGAAACTGGTTCGGCCGTGGCAGGAAAGGTTGCAGCAGGCACTACTTCAGGTTTGCTAAGTGGTGCGACACCAGAGCAAGCATTAACAAGTGGGGCTTTTAATGCAGTCTCACCAACAGGTTTATTGAGCCAAGCAACATCAGATTTAACACCAAAAACAGTAGATACAACATCTACAACACCGACAACGGGAGCTACAACTATGGCAGACGATTACGCATACTATGGCAACAATACTTTGCCAGATGTTACAGGTGGCATGGGCAATTACGATACAGGCACTGCGCCTTACACACAGGCTCAGATTGATGCCATGACCCCTCAGACCTACACAGGGACGGGTGCCAATCCTCAGTTGGATGCTGTAATTAAATCTATGTTGGCAGCTGGTGGTAGTGCGGCAACAACTGCACAGAACTTCCTTAAACAGAATCCTGGTCTTTTGTCTGGCGGTCTGAGTCTTACTGGCAATGTATTACAGACACAGGCAGACAAAGAGGCTGCACTCAAGGCAAAACAAGATTTGTTGGCCGCCACAGGTGCAGCAACTGCTGGCGCACAGTTCCGTCCAGTGGGAATTACCACTAGATTTGGTGCATCACAGTTCCAAATCGATCCAGCAACAGGCCAATTGGTCAGCGCAGGATATACGGCAGCACCTGAGATTACATCTGCCCAGAATCGCCTTTTAAGCCTTGGCGCAGGGTATTTGGCGCAGTCTCCAGAGGAAGTCGCCCAACAATATATGGCCAAGCAATATGATTTGCTCGATCCAAGTCGCCAAAGACAGTTGGCTGCCATCAGAAATCAAGCATACCAAACAGGCCGTGGTGGTTTGTCCGTGGGTTCAACTGGTTTGCGTCCAAGTGGCGCACAGGGTTTGATGGGTACTAATCCTGAGATGGAGGCGTACTACAACGCTCTGGCACAACAAGATGCACAGTTGGCTGCACAGGCTCAACAAGCAGGACAGCAACAAGTGACATTTGGCACAGGTCTATTTGGCCAGGCAGGCCAGTTAGAACAATTGGCACAACAACCATTGACGATGGGTCAGACACTTGGAAGTGCCATCTCTGGTGCTGGTGCAAATGCAGGCCGTTTGGGACTTCTCGGAACTGGTGCGGCAGTTGACTATGGTGTGTCTAGACCAGCTACAACAAACCCATTTGCAACTGTTTTGGGTGGAATGGGTAGTCCAACATCTACATTGGGTGCTGGTTTAACAAACTGGTTAACTTCTAATGCTCCAACAACAGCTGGAGTTGGCGCAGGCGGTGGAATAACTAGCCCATTGATGCAAAATCCAACATTTGACATTTATGGCAGTGGTAATGTGCCTCTTGGCTACGCAAACTATTAAGGGGAAACCAAATGGCAACAGAGAGCATAGTTAGTGGTTTGTTTGGTGTTACTCCTCAAATGTATGAGAGGCAACTCAACGAGCAGGCGTTAGCAGAAGGTCAACAGTTCGGCACAAGAGCAGGACTTTATGCGGCTGGCGCACAACTTGGCCGTGGAATTGGTGGCGCATTGGGTGTTGAAGACCCAATGTTGCAAAAGATTTCTATGCAAAACAAGATACTGCAAGGATTAGATGTTACCAATCCCAATGCAATATCTGGCGCAATTGAGCAGGCAACGCAGGCTGGTATTCCTGAGTTAGCTTATAAGTTGGTTGCCTTGAGAGATGAGGCAACTGCTAGATCGCAGGCACAACAAGGTTTGCAGTTAAGTCGCATGGCGCAACAACTACTGCCACAAATCAAGAATCCTGATGGAACTATTAACGAGGAAGTTAAAAACCAGTTGATGGCAACTCCACAGGGTAGAGCAGCCATTTCTGAAATGGCCAAGGTTATCCCTGATTTACGCAGAATTGGCGCAGCTGGTGGCCAAGAAGAGAATCCATTTGCGGTATTTTTGACTGATCCAACAATTCCTTCAACTGTAAAAATATATGCAGAACAGTTGTCCAATAGTTATAAACAGGGCATTCTCGATCCAGAGAAGGTTGACGCAAGAGTTAAAGAATTGAGTGAATCTGCACAAAGAGGAATTCAATTCCAACAGGCACAGGATCAACTTGCAGAATTTAAGAGGCAAGGACTTGAAAATTCTAAGCAATCATTGGCTTTGCAGGCTCAAATGGCCAATTTGCAACAGCAAAATATTGCGTTTAACCAAAACTTTAAGCAACAACAACTTGATGCAAAGATTGAAGAAGCTAAGAAGAAACCTTTGCCAGCACATTTGGCCAAGAGTGAAGAAGAAGATTTTGATGTGGCTACAACTGCAACCAATTTAGCTACGGATGCAAACACATTTATAAACCGCATTAAATCTGGCGAGATCAAGTTTGGTTGGAAAGATAAGGCAAGCATTAAGGCCAGAGAGATTGCTGGCTCTAATGATCCAGATGTCATTGCCAGACAAGATTTTGACAAGTTCATTCAACGGATGACTTCCGAAAACTTGCGCCTTAACAAAGGCGTTCAAACTGACAAAGACTTTGAGCGTGAAATGAAACTGTTGCAGTCAGCAGAATCAAAGGCAAGTGCAGCCAAGATCATGCAAAACTTGGTAGACATCAATGTTAGAAAAGTCAAGAATGCTGATGAATCAATAACCAGACGCAGAACCAATGCGGGTTTCAATGCACCAGAATTAAAAGTGGAAATCCCATCTTTTGAGCCTCATATATTTAGCGAATCTGACTATGCGTCTTTTTTGAAGAATCCTAAATATAAATCTGGAACAGTATTTGTTGACCCTGATGGGGTTAGAAGGGTGAAACCATAATGGCCGACTACAAACAAGCACCTTTGGCTGAAGGTGAAAGAAGAGTCTCAGTCTTTCAAGAAAAAGCACCTTATTCACCCATTGCTGAAACTGCCAGGGCATTTGGCCAAGGTTTGACATTTGGCACATTGGATGAGATTGAGGCAGCATTGCGAACTGGTGCCATAAGTGGTGCTGAGTATGAAAAACAACGCAATATGTTGAGAGAGCAACAAAAACAATTTGGCGAAGATGTGCCTTATGTCAAGACTCCAGTTGAGATTGCAGGCGGTATGGCCGTTCCTTTTGGCGTACTTGGCAAAGGTGTTAAAGCATTAGCACCAGCAGAGCAGGCATTGGTAACTGGTAAAACATTAACTGGTCAGGCAGCCAGAGGAACAGCTTTGGGTGCTACAACTGGCGCATTGTCTGGTGCTGGTTATGCCGAAGACAATGCTGGTGAAGCAGCTGGTATGGGTGCTATTTTTGGTGGAGTCTTAGGCGGTACTGTGCCAATCGTGATTGATAAAGCTGGCACTTTGATGAGAAATGTCTTGAATGCATCAGGCATTGGTGATCAGGCTACGGCCTCATCAAAGATGTTGGCCAACTATATGCAGAAGGATAATCTGACTCCTCAAGAGGCGCAGATGGCATTGGATGAATTGCGCCGAATTGGTGTGCCAAATCCAGTTATTGCTGATCTTGGCAAGAATCTAAAAGATTTGGCCTACAGTGCCTATGTGGTTCAGTCTAAGGCCAAGGGGCCGACTGAGGCATTCTTGGAAAACAGACTGATTGACCAACCAAACCAGATTGTTAAAGGTTTAGTTGAGAAGGCAGGATTGGCCAAGAATGTCAATGGTTATGAGTATTTAACAAGCCTGGCTGAAGAGCAGGCAAGTGCTGCCAGCAGAACCTATCCAAAAGCATACAGTCTCGCCATTGATGCTGTTCCATTTAGGCAATATGTTGACCGCCCAGTGTTTATTAAAGCCTATGAAGAGGCGCAAAAAAGGGCTGCTGTATATGGCGAAAAACTGCCAGATTTGAGCGAAGTTAAAAATGCTAGATCAGTTCCCACAGACATACTGCACCAGATCAAGATGGGTTTAGATCGAGTTGTTGAAAAAGAAACTGATGCAATCACTGGCAAAGTGACAGGTTATGGCCGTGATGTCATCAAGGTAAAAAATGAGTTTAATGATCTGATCAAAACTAAGAATCCTGACTATGCCAAAGCAAATGCTGAGTTTGCAGATTCTGAGCGAATCAGGAATTCATTTGAGATGGGGCAGAAATATCAAAACCTCGATGTCCAAGAGGCTGCTGCCAAGATCAAGGGATTCAATGAGGCCGAGAAGGAGGCATTCCGTCTTGGCATGGTTGCAGACATCAACAAACGCCTGGGCGACTTCAAAGGTGGCGACTTCACCAGACAGGTGTTCAAGTCAGACAACCAAAAACTGTTGGTGCGTTATGCCTTTGACGATCAAGCCAAATACAACGAGTTTTCTCAGTTTGTTAAGGGCATGACAGAGCAAAGCAAGACTGCCAAGGCATTGATTGGTGGCTCTAAAACTGGCGAAAGACTTTCCACCCAAGAAGGTGCAGGCCAGATTGGTCAGATGGCGCAGAGTGCAGCCACTGGTGATTTGCTTGGATTGGCCAAGGCAGCTGGTGCATCGATGCTTGCCAGGTCAAAAGGCATCAGTTCCGAGACATCTGAGGCATTGCAAAAGCGTTTGTTCTCAGTTGATCCAATCGAGCAAAGAGCAATCCTGACTGAATTGAATCGCAGAGTTAAGGCAAGACCAACTGGCTTGCTGTCTGGTGCAGCAGGCGTTGGCACTCTAACTGGAATCTTGGGAGATTAAGCATTGACCCTTTTTCTCTTCTCATGCTGGCGCAAGGCGCAGTTTCTGCCATTAAGCAGGGCTGTGCAATGCTCCATGAAGGAAGGATGGAACTGGAAGGTGCGAAGAAAACAGTTGAAGGTGTCATATCAGATGTCAAAGCAATCAAAGGCATCTGGGATTGGCTTGTTGGACTGTTTAACCCAAAACCAAAATCCAAGTCAGAAGATGCCCCCAAGTCTTTGGCGAAAGCGAAAACAGCCTCAAAGAAGCAACAATCTTATGAGGAAATGGAAATCCAAATCATCAATGATGTTGGCATCCAACTGGGAAATTTCTTTGACTTGCAGGCTCAATTAAAAAACCATTACGACACACTAGAGGCAGAATCAAAAGAACACTATGACCCAACGCAAAACACCTCTAAAAAAGCGATTGAGCGAAGTCTAGTCGAGCTGCAAATGGAGAATTTGGATTCCCAAATTCGTGAGCAAATGACGATATATGCGCCTGCTGAATTGAAGGCCATATACACAAGATTTTTAAAGATGTATGCAA